AATCTTCATGAAAAGCTTAACCATGCTGTGACCTTTTACCGTCTTTGCATACTTAGGTTCTTTATCTAAAATTCCTTCAATTTCTATTTTATTCAACATCGTAATCTTCCGTATTTTTTTTAATGTTATCCCGTCTTATTAATAAATCTTCTAATTTATTAATTAATTTAATTTCTTCAATTGAATCATACATAAATAATATTCTGTCCTTGTATGGCAACATTGGCTCGAAAATTTTTGACATTTCTATAAACTTTTCGTCAGCTAGTGCCTGATAATTTGCTGCCTTATGATTTAAATTGAGGATTTCTGTAACCTCTTTTTGGATACTTGAGTCCAAAAGCTCTATTACTTCAATTATAGTGAATTCATTTTTCATTATTTACCTTTCTATTTAATTATTATATTTAACCATTCTTGCATTGTACCTAAATCAAGCAAATCTTCAGTAGCACTAATGCATGGAATATCCTCTAATGCGGAATATATCTGCATTGCCGTTTGCTTGTCTTGCTCTGTGATGATTCCACCATCTTCTTTTCTTGTAACTAATTCACTTAAATCTTGTTCTAGAAGAAATATTTCTTGTGGTATATCCCACATGGTTAGTCCTCATCTTTACACATTGAACAAACAATAAAACATATAATAATAATAACGATATAAGACATTTAAAATATCAACATTAATTTTTGAAACATATCAATCTTTTGTGATGATGCATATTTTTCAAGCTCTTTATAACTGCATACTTGTACATCACCAAAATCTTTAAAAACGTATTTCATGTTTTCAAAGAATACACTAAGATTATCTCCAATCATTTCACTTACTTCATCGGAAATTCCAACTCCAACTAAAAAATAACAACCTTTATTGATAGTGCTTTTAAATTTTATTGTATTGTGTAGAAAATTCATTATTGTGAAATATTCTTTTGGAGTGAGAGTTGCATTATCATCATTTGAAAGATCAAACATTTCTCTTCCCACGTTATAGATAAAATGATCAAAGTTATTTGATTTGTATCCTCGTTTTTCTTTCATCTTCTTTCCTTAGACATTTAAAAAGTTGTAAATTAACTATAAATGTAATATACTGTAATAAGATGTAAGAGTCAAGTGCTTTTTAAAATAAATTTAAAGGTTAAAGAATGGTTTCTACAAGTGGAAATGGCAAGCTTTTTATTACCATAAAGAACTATAAAAATAAAGGTCCGGAGTTAAGAGAGTTGTTAATACATTTTATTAATAATAACGGAATAGTGCTTAAACAACTAAGTGATGATAGTGGTGTTAAATATCGCACGTTATTAAACTTTTATCATAATAAGAACGAATACATGTTCTTTAATAACATGCACAAGCTTGAAAGGTATTTATCAAAACGTTATGAAAAAATATATATTTATACCCCTCCTTATATGCGTAATAATGAGTCTAAAAAGTGTAAATAACCAACTAGATATATATAACCCACGCAGAAAGCTAACTCTAGAAAAAAAACAAACAATTCCTGCCGTTGCAATTCTAATATTATTAGTAGGAACAATTATAAGAATTTTATATTTGTCTCAAGATGATTAATAAAAAAAAGCCCCCTAAACGTCTAAGTAAAAAGGGGCTTAACCTTAATATCTTTAGATAAAAAGGAAATAAAGAAGGAGAAAAGTAGTAAAAAAACTTATTAAATCCTTATTACCGTAAGAGGACTGTAGTTATTTACTAGATCATAATTTTCAGAAGATAATATTCTTAACTGTGAATCTTTACCAAAGATAGTAATTAACGCACCCTCAAGCAAGTGCCTGATATTTATAAGCTTTTCCCTGCCTTGTGCCGTAGTACCCAACGCAAGAATGTAGTAAAAATCATTATCCGCTTTTAAGAATATAGAATTATTTAACATATACCGAAACTTATTCTTATCTTTATTCTCATATCCACTTAGCTTTACAATAATATCTTCTGCTAAGCCAAAAAACTTCGCATTCTTCTTAAAATCTATACTATTCTTTTTCTTTGCCATTACATAACTCCAAAAAAATAGCCTTTCCGGTATAGAAGAAAGGCCAAGATGTTCAAAAATCTAGTACCATTCAAAAAATGGAAAAATCATTTAATAACATCGATTCTATACCTGTTATTATTATAACATATTAATTAATAAATGTAATGGAGTGTAATAAAAAATAAGAAGTATTTTTATTAAACCTCATATTATTTAATAAAAACACTTCTCAAAAACTTTTTATCTGTTAAGATATAAAGATGACAACAATTGAATATAACTTACCCTCATATCTGTTAAAAGTCAATAGAAAACAAGAAGAAATCCAAAGTAGTCTCTATAAAAAGCAACAACATATCTTTAAAGACCACATAAACAACCGTATATCATCTATTAATCAACTGTCTGCAAACAAACGCAGGTTAACAACGCAAATAACCAGCATGATATGCAGATATCCATTAGTTCTTTCAAGCCAATCTTGGATAGCTAAACAAACAAACGTACAACGCGAAACCGTTAATAGAAATATAAAAGAATTAAATAATCTCGGAATAATAAAAAAAATAGATCGTGGCTACAGAATTAACTCACATAAAAAAGGCGGTTTATTTAGACGAAACACGTGTCAATACAAAATAGGATACTACGTCAAAGACTTAATAAAACTTATTAACAATAGGCACCCTAGCCCCCGTCAGGCTATAGACCAGTTAGCTATCGCAATACCTGCTGTATATCTTTATATCGATCAAAATGTCACAGATACTAATATTAAATCTTTATATAATAATATAACTAAGGCTGCGCCACAGTTTTTATATAAAAAAGAAGAAACTAAGAACCATAAAGTTGAAGATCTTACTAAAGTTTGCAACTTTCCAGGTTACGAATCATTTTCGCTACAGAGTACTCCGCCAAAAGATAATTATGACCCATTTTTTGATTCCCCTGGTATCGAACAAGAACGACGTAGACGAAGATCTTTGTCTCGACTCGTTAGCCAACGTCACCAGTTTTGTAAGATGTTTTGTGGCCTGCGTAAAAAGGTTAGACTGGCCAGCAAAAATTACCAACTAAATAATAACCTCTTGAATTTTTATAAACTTAAAAGACAAGAAATTATTAAAATAGTTCAAAAAGACTCGTGGAATTTACAAACTTATCCAACCTGGATGTATAAACTAATAGAAGAGGTAGAAGGGAAATGTTAACAAAAGATCAAATAGAACAAATAAAATCCTTCCCAGAACCAGTTTTACAACAGATGAGAAAAGCTTTATCTTATTTACCTAACAAAAAGAACGATTTTAACTGGATAATAAAGGGATGCATCGCAGAATGCAAAAGATTAAAAATGAATATTCCACACACTCTTAGAAAATACGGATTTGATAACGCAGCAAATAAAGCACAACAAGGTATACGCAGAGACCTGCAACCATACGTTTATCAAGCAAAATATTATTCACATGAGGAGGCTAATCAACAAATAGAGCAAATTCTTAATGATACATCAAGTTTTCAGGCCATGGCAAAATTGTTCGGCGACCAAAACGCTCGAAAATATCAACAGAAACTTGTCGATAACATTATTAATCACGTCAAAGACTAAGGAAAGTAGATGAAAGAAAAGTTAGAGTTTTATCAATCACCGGAATCAAAAAAAGAACAACTTCATTACGATAGACAGAAAGCTTTACACGATAACATTCCAGATGAACTTGATAATCAAGGTAAGGTGTTTATTAGTTACAAGATAGAAGATACATACATTCATGATACTAAATACGGAACCAAGAAGCTTAACCACTGGATTTGTATCAAGGATTATTTAAAAGAGATAATTAAAGAAGAACTTAAAGTGGAAAAAGAATGATAAATATTGAAAAATATAAAAATGATTTAGAACACTTAGCCGCAATTAATAACTGCATAGAAGATAGAAGAGTTTATTTTGATAATGTTGAGGACTTTCAAAGAGCATTAAAAATTAATCAAATAAGAAGAGAACGCAACGCAAGAAGGAACGCAAACCTTAGCTCTCGTCTTTTCCGTGTTAAATATCAATTAGTAGATGTTGCTAAAATAGACCGTTCACTTCTTGAATTACTTAAAGGAGAGTCTTGAAAATAATCTTGCTATTAAACCCGACTCCAGCGGCGCGGCCTAGAGTAAATAGACATCACACATTTAATCCTAAGTCTGCTATTCAACAAAGAATGTCGTTCGAAATTAAAGCACAACTGCCCAACAATTATATACCCTCAATTAAGCCTATAATACTATCGCTATTCTTCTTTATGCCTATTCCGAAATCATTATCCAAGAAGAAACAAACGTTGCTTATAGGTAAACCTTGTATTAAAAAGAATGGTGATATTGATAATCTATGCAAGATAGTATTAGATGCAAGTAATGGTGTTTTGTTCCGTGATGACTGCCAAGTGTATCATTTACTGACTCAAAAGGTTTATTCTGATAACCCGAGAATTGAGATAAGATTAATAGAATACGAAGGGTAAGTATGATTTTAGATTCTTATTTTGTAGTTCCCGACATTATATATTTAACACATTTCTCTGTAGATTTATTAATTTAAAAAAGGAGTAGGGAGTGAGTAAAAACCCGGAAGAAGTAGCAACTGAAGCTCGCAAGTGTATGAAGTATAAGCCACGAGTAAGAAAAATCTCCACCAAAAAGAAGAAACTTAAAAGATTCTATGAAGATGAAACTCTTTACATGGATATCTTCACACTTAAAGAGAAGCCTGTTAGTGATGCATTACTAGAGCAACTAGCTGCAAGACTTGTAGAATGGGTATTAGGTGCAGAAGAGAATGAACGCTTGGTATTTGAAGATTTCTTACGGTCTGTTGGTCGTACTGATAAAAGCTTTGCTCTTTTTATGAAGCGTTCGAGTAAACTTAAGGCAGCACATCGCTTTGCTTTAATGTGTCTTGGTGCTAATCGTGAGCGCGGTATGCTTTTACAGCAATTGAATGGTTCTGGTGTTGTTGTTTCAATGCCTCTTTATAGTGAACGATGGAAAGAACTCTTAGAATGGAAAGCATCATTAAATAATAAAGAAGAATCTAAACCAACTACAATTAATGTAGTTATACCCGACTTAGTTAAAAAAGAAGAAATCAATGAACCTAATACCAAAAAATAAAATACCTCTCGAAGTTACTCTTACATTAGATAAGTTCAAAGCAAGAGACTATCAAAAGGATTTTATCTATAACTTTGAGACTAAACAATATTCTAAGTTTATGCTGGTATGGCCTCGTAGAGCAGGTAAAGATTTACTTTCTTTCCAACTATGCCTAAGGGAGGCGCTTAAATACATGGGGTCTTACTATATCGTGTACCCAACGTACTCTCAAGGTAAGAAGATTATGTTTCAATCTGTTACTGCTGGAGATGCTGAAACCCCTAGACAGCGTTATATAGATTTTATGCCCAAGGAAGTTGTTAAGTCACTTAACAAACAAGAAATGAGATGGGAACTTTATAACGGTTCAATTATCCAATGTGTAGGGTCTAAAGATGTAGATAGGCTTGTTGGAGTCTCGATTCAAGGTGCTATCTTTTCAGAGTATGCAAAACAGAGTCCGGAAGTTTATAAATATTTACGTCCTGCAATTATGGAATCTAAGGGATGGTCTATATTTATATCTACTCCAAGGGGTCGTAATCATTTTTATGATTTATACAATATTTCTAAAGATTCTAAGGATTGGTACTCACAGCATTATAATGTTGAGCAAACTGGACATATTCCAATAGAAACTATAGAAACAGATATTGCTAATGGAGAATACTCGCAAGATCACGCCTTGCAAGAGTTCTGGTGTCGATTTGATGCGGGTATTGAAGGTACATATTACGGTAAGTACCTTGACAGGATGCGTAAGGATGGTTGTATTACCGATATCCCCCATGAGCCGTCCTATCCAGTCCATACGGCTTGGGACCTGGGCTATAAGGACCCAACTTCTATAATCTTTTTTCAAAAAATTGGCGATTCAATTAGAATTATACGCACATATGAAAATACTGAAGAATATATTGAGCATTATCTTTCATATCTGAATAAACTTAAAGATACGCATGGTTATATTTTTGGGAAACACCTGGTGCCTCATGATATAGCGGTGCATGAATACGGTGGAGGAATGACAAGGGCTGAGAAGGCGTCAAGATTAGGTTTTCATCTTACGCCAGTAACTAAGTTTGGCGATAAAAGGTTTGGACTTAAGGAGGGTATAGATAATGTAAGAACGTTATTATCGCGTGTAAGGATAGATGAAGTTAATGCTGAGGGATTGGTCAGGGCTTTAGAGAATTACAGGAAGCAATGGAGTGAGAAGCTACAAGAATATACTGACAGTCCAAGACATGATAAGTATTCTCACATGGCCGATGCGATGCGATACTTGGCAGCAGGAATGAACAGACTTAATGAGAATGTAAAAAAGGAAGATTTGGAAGAATCGTTTTTAAAGCATAAGTATAATATGAATGATAAGAGTGGCTTTTTTAATAGTTTTAATAAAAGGAAGTAATATGGGTATGGAAATGTTAGAAAATTGGGTATTGATTAAACCTGTTCTACGTAAAGAGGATACAACTAAGTTATTAGGTACATTGAAATCAGAGTACAGGGGTGAAATCATATCTGTTGGAGATAAGATAAAGACAATGAAAAAAGGGGATATCATAGGTTATTTACCTTACAGTACAACTAACTATCAATTTGATGGGATTAGTTACAGCTTAATTAAGAGTGAAAATATTATTGGAATAATCAAGGGTGAAGAGAATGCATAATGAAATATTGATTGGTGAAAAAGCCAATGAAAAATTACTAGCTGGTGTTAACAAGATAAGTGATGCAGTCAAGGCAACTCTTGGAGCAAAAGGAAGAAATGTTATATTAGCTAACTCATATAATTATCCAACTATTACTAAAGATGGGGTAACTGTAGCTAGAAATATTACTCTCAAGGATGAGTTTGAAGAGACTGGCGCAAAGATGGTAAAAGAGGCAGCATTAAAGACTGCTGAAGTAGCGGGTGATGGTACAACTACAGCAACAGTTTTAGTTCAATCCATATACAGAGAAGGATTGAAATTAATATCTGCTTACAATGCATGTATGACAGATGTCAAAAGAGGAATAGAGAAAGCGGCAAAGATAGTAACAGAAGAGATTAGTAAGAATTCTATTTCTGCAGACAACAAAGAGATAATAAAGAAAGTAGCTTTAGTATCGTCAAACAATGATGAAGTATTATCTAATCTTATAGTAGAGGCTTTAGATAAGGCTGGTGATAATGGTGTAATACTTGTAGGTGAGAATGCTAGCACTGAAAACTCTGTAGAGCTTACTCAAGGAATTAAGTTTGATAATGGATATATTTCACCATTCTTTATCAATAAGCCAGATAGGGGTACATGTGAGTATAAAGATGCTTATGTTCTTTTATTTGATGGCAATTTAAATTATATAAAAAACATCTTACCTTTACTGGAAAAGGTTGCAGCTAAGAAATCACCTCTTTTAATTATTGCTGAAGATATAGATGGCGATGCTCTTGCCTCATTAATCTACAACAAGACGCATAAATTACTTGACGTTGTTTGTGTCAAATCACCTGCTTTTGGTCAACGAAGAAAAGAGCATATGATTGACCTAGCGGCAGTTACCAAGGGTACAATAATTTCAGAAAGCATTATCAATGAGTATAACCCTAAGTTTATTTCTGAGTTTTTAACTGAGAAAGATAAGCTTTACAAGGTTAAGAGTGTCAAGATTGATAGAACCAGCACTATTATTGTTGGCTATAACGATGCAAAGAAAGATATTCTTGATCGTATAAACATAATTAAACAACAATTAAGAATAGCTACTACTGATTATGATAAAGATAATATTAAAGCTAGAATAGCAGCACTTACAGATGGTGTTGTTGTGATTAAAGTTGGTGCAAATACGGCAACAGAGTTGAGAGATAAAAAAGACAGACTTGATGATGCTTTACATGCAACAAAGGCAGCAAAAGAAGGTGGAATTGTTGCGGGTTGTGGCATTGCTTTATTGAAGGCTGCTGAAAAACTAAGCAAGATTGATCTTAAGGGTGATGAAAAGTTTGGTGCTTTAGTTTTAGAGAAATCAATTAAAGAACCGTTCAAGGTTATTTTAGAAAATGCTGGAATAAGTTCTTCTGCAGGTTTTGATTTAAGTGGAGATAATGTTTCTCTTGATGTTATTACAGAGAAAGTGGGTAATATGATAGAAATAGGTATTGTAGATCCTACTAAGGTAACATTAACAGCTTTAAACAATGCGGTAGCTGTTTCATGCATGTTATTGAGTACTAACGTTGTTGTGATTCCAGTACAGGATAAGGCATTAAGTCCCGTCTCGTCAGAATCTTTTTAAGGTTTTATTGTAAACAAATTAGTAAACTAATATCATTAGCGTAATTAACTGTTTATTTACATAATTAAAAGTGAGGAAGGATAATGTCACTATTTAATGAAATAAAGGTTGATGCGGCTAATTTAGAAGACAGAAATATTATAGGGCGTCTCTCTGACTTTAGGGAGACGCATATTGCTCAAAATCAGACTGTCTGGAATGATGCTCATCGAGATTATTTATTTGAGGCTGGAGATCCTTCAGTTTATTTAGATTATCATGGTTCCCCGTATCCATTAAACTCTCAACCATTAGTTATAAACAAAATAAGGAATGGAATAAATTCAGTTAGCGGTTATCAACGGCGAACTCGTAATTCTTTAAATGTTGTACCTGTAGAAAATGCAGATCAAGATACAGCAGATCAATTAACCAAGGTTTTAATGTGGGCTATTCAGAAAGACAAGGTTCAAGAAACATTTTCTGATGGGTTCAATGATGCAATGATAACTGGGCTTAGCTTTCTTGAAATGTGGGTAGATTATAGAGATGATCCACTTTCAGGAAATATTAAATTAAGTAACTGTCCGGTTACTTCTATAATGATAGATACCTTTTTTAGGAAGAAAGATTTATCTGATTGTAATGGAATATGGAAAAGATCGTATCTTAGTTTGCAACAAGTAAAATCATTATTAGATGGTCGTGTTGATTACGATGTTGAGAAATTAGATACTGTAGAAAATCCAGATTATCAATTTACATATATGCCTGAATCTATGTATTCAAAGAATGGTAAATTTTATACATATGATGAATTCTATTATGCAGATGCACGTAAGCAAAAGATAATGGTAGATTCAGAGACTGGGGCAGTAGTAGAAATATATCATGATGATGAACAGCATATAAAAGAGGTGATGTCTGAGTTTCCTAATGCTCAAATAAAAGAAAGATATATTCCAACTATTAAAGTTGCGATCATTGTAAACAATAGAGTTATTTATGATGGTCTTAATCCTACTGGATTAGATTGTTATCCTTTTGTACCAATATTTGCTTATTTTAGGCCTGAATTAACTACGTATTCTGGAAGAATACAAGGTCTTGTAAGATCGATGCGTGATCCTAGTTATTTTTATAACATTCGTAAAAAACTAGAACTTGAAGGTTTAACAAAACAAATTAATACTGGGTTACTTTATAAACCTGATGCTCTTGTTGATATCAATGATGTTAATAAAACTGGTGAGGGTAAGAACGTAGCTATTAAGTCTGAATTTGCTATGCAGGATGCAGTCACGCAACTTCAACCTATACCATTAGCACCTACTACACTTGAAGTATCAAATATTCTAGAAAGACTTGTAGCAAGTACTGTTGGACTAAACGAAGAGTTATTAGGTTCTGCAATAGATGATAAGGCAGCAATATTAAGTATGTTTAGGCAACGTGCAGGTTTAACATCATTACAAAGTGTGTTTGATAATCTTGATTATGCAATGAAATTATGTGGTGATAATTATATAAAATTAACGCAATTAAATTTTATGCCTGCCAAGATAAAAAGAATTATTAATGAAGAACCAAGTGAACAATTTTATAATAGAAACTTTGGAATATATGACTGTGTAATTGAAGAGGGCTTTGATACATCTACACAACGTCAGCTTAATTTCAGTCAGCTTATGCAATTAAAACAAGAGGCTGGTATTGAAGTACCTCAAGAATTTATTATAAATGCTGCGACAATACAGAATAAAAAAGAATTAGTAGAAGCGCTTAATAAACAACAAGAAGCGGTATCACAACAAGCACAACAAGCACAAGAATTAGAACAACAAGAAGCTAAAGCAAGAATTGATATGTTTGAGGCAAAGGCACAATATGATAATTCCGGTTCAAGTGAACGTCAAAGTAAGGTAGTAGATAATCTTGAGTCTTCAAATGAGAGAAAAGCAAAAGCAATGTTAGAGATTGAAGAAGCCAAGTTAAATATAGCTAAGACGTTAGAGGAATTAAAAAATATTCCATGGGAAGAAATAAGAAAACTTGCTGAATTGTCTAAAGTCTTAAAGCAAGATGAAGAAGTAATTAATGCAAAGAAAGATATTTAAAATACCGATAGCTGCATGGTGTAGTTAGAGGGAATAACCCTTATCCTTTATGGATAGTTTCTACAAGGAGTCAATGATGGCAAAAAAGAAATATTACAATTCTGTAACTATTACAGATAATAAAGGTAAAATGCCTTCAAGTATGATTAAAGGTACGTATCCTGATACTGCTTATCTTCCAAATGTTGGAATAGATGAGAGTTTATCATCAGGAGATGCTTTTATTAAAGAAACACAAAACGCAATAAGTAAAAAACCACGTAAGTAAATCATGAACTGGGGCGGTTTTATATACTTTCCTTTCCGCCCCGTATTTTAAAGGAGGACATATGCCTTTAATGAATAGAGAGAAAGGCTTTAGAAAGATAGCTACTAGAATTTTAAGAAACAATTCTGGATTAGTTAAAAGCAATTCATTTAAGCCAGATTTAAATTCGAATAATAACTTAGATTATGAATCACATTTTAAGGATAAAGGTAATCCAGGTTTAATAAATAAGATTTTGGAGAATGAAAATACTAAGAAATAAGGTAAAAGTATGATAAAAAAGGAAAAGTCTAAAAAGTATAAGAACCCTCATATTTTAAATCCAAGTGATGAACCTGTTGACCTTGTTGGTAGCATGGTTGATGTCTATAAAAAAGCACCTGAAAATGATGCTACTATTGTTGATATTAATCAATCAGCAAATGATAAAATCTGGCGTGATATATGTGATTTTATAGAAGATGAACGAGCAAGATATGAAGATGTCTTTTTTGTTTCTATTTTAGATGTATTAGATATTGTCTTTGAAAAGAGTCATGATTTTAAAATGTTTTCTCAAAATTCATGTCCATATCCATTATATAGGCAATCGGTTTACAGATGTTGGGCAAAGAGTGGTGATAAAGAATTTTTATGGGTAGTTCCTCAGCGTAAGAAAGCAAGAAATATGCGCAAACATTGGAAGGAAGTTCCACCAAGAGATAGTGAGTTGCTTGAGTTTGTTATGAAATTTTATGATGGAACATTAAAGAAATTAAGTGATCAAATAAATAAAGAATTAGGAGCAAGTAATGGAAGTAACTGAAGAGAAGATAGAACAACCTCAAGTTGAAGAAGCACCAGTTGAACAACCTCAAGTTGAAGAACCTAAAGAACAAGTTAAGGTTGAAAATCCATATGAATATAATGAACGTGATAGAAATGTAGCAGCTTTAAGAGAAGCTAATGAATTAAAAGACAGAGAATTAAATCAATTACGAGAAAGATTAAAAAAAGCAGAAGATGATAAATATAATATAGATGATGATGATTTAGTTGAAGGTTCACATCTTAAACATTATAAAAAACAACTTGATACAACTAAAGAAGAATTTAATCAAAAGTTACAGAAAATTGAAACTAAAAATAAACTTATATCAGAAAATAATAATTTCTATGGAATTGTTACCATGGATAACGCAGAAAAGTTAAGAAAGGCTAAACCTAAGCTTTTTCAGGCTATTAATTCATCTATAGATGAATATTCTGCTGGTTCTGCATTATATGAAGCTATTAAAGAATATGTAATAAATCCAAATACTAACAAACAAGAAAAGAAAATTATAGATGATAATTTACATAAACCTAAAGGTGCCGCTCAAGTTAGTGCATCTTCTCCTTTATCTTATGTAAACGATCCTTCGCGTAGATGGACACAAAAAGAAAAAGATGAGAATTGGAGAAATCGTCCTAAATAAAAAATTCTTGAATAAATATATGATATTGGCGTATATTTATTCAGACGTAAGAGCCTCGTCACCTCACGGCGTAAGAGTCTCGCCAACTCATGACGTAAGAGTTTCGTCAGCTCATGACGTAATAAGTTCTCGTCAAACTTAAATGTATTGTGAAACTTATTCATTTATATTTAAGGATTCAAAATGTTAAATCCACAAACACTTCCATACCCACAACAATTATCATATGATAGAAATGTCATATCTACCCCATATGGAAGAAATACTCATAAAATTGGTTCGACAAAACGAACGTTACCAGTAAAAAGTAGCAGCACGTTAAAAATTGAAAGTTATGATGAACTCAATCCACCATTAGTACGAATTGGTGATACTGATATGGATGTACCACCACAAGATTTTAATTCTAGATTTAAGGAAGTTAAAGTAGAATTTTATGGTACTTATAGTCAAGTAAGTTCAAGATTAATTCTTCAATCTCAAAGTAATGTTTTAGAAAATTTATCTTTTGCAATGGGTAAAACTTTACGTAAAGCAGAAGATTTATTAACAAGAAATATGCTTATGTCTACAGCATCAGCAGTAAACTGTGTTTACGGACATAACGGAGATACTCCAAGAGAAGTTATAGATGCAGATTTATCAGATGCATATACATCTCTTTTGGGAGCAAATGCATATAATATGTTTGAAGGTTTGGAAGGTGAAAATAAATTTGGAACAGCTCCACAACAAAATGCTTATTTAGCATTAGCACATACAAAAATTGCTTCAACCCTTGATCGTATTTCAACTGAGTTTACAAAAACTATTAATTATCCTTCTCAGACTAATGTAACTCCTGCTGAATATGGTTCTGCTAGCGGATTCAGATTCTTTTTAAGTACTAATGGAATGATTGAACCTTCAGCTTCAGTACTAGGGAACGATATTATTCCTATCGTACTTGAAGGATGGGATTCAGTTAGTGTTGTAGAGCAAGATGAGTTTAGTGCTAGTTTCCTTTATAGACCTCCAGAAATGGTAAGTACATTAGGTTTATTTGCTGAAGTAGGATTTATTTTTGCTGAAAAAGCATTTATTCAACGAGATGACTGCGTAATTAAACTTAACTCAACAACATATAAGGGAGCATAGGAGTAATTATGTCAACACTTACAACAAATAAATCAATAATTAACACGGGTAAATTTAAATCTGATGGAAAACCAAAGATTCTTAAGATTAGAAGCGATGTGGATTCATTAGAAGTAAGAAATTATACCCAAATGGCTACCACTAATGCAACTGGTAGAGGTATCAAGTTTGAATGGCAACGAGGAATGTCCGATGATACTGGTATAGAATACAAGAAACAAGCCAATGTAAATGCAGTAGATTGTGTAACTTTAACATCTGGCGGATTTACTCTTGTTGATACATCAACTGATTCAGTCGGTGGTGCTGTAGCTGTTACTACAACATCTAATGCTGCTAAACCAGTAGTAGTAACAGCAACGACTACCGGTTTGCATGTTGGTACTATTGTTAGACTTCAATCCGTAGCCGCAGCATATAATATGTGTGGTATGGATATTGAAGTTGGAGCGGTTACACCTGCTACTAACTTTACTGCAGCATATGCATTTTCATCGGCAAGAGCCGCTGGAACCGCTGGAACATATAGAATAATCAAGTATCAAAATAATAATATGCCACAAGTACGATACATTATTAATGTTACGCAAGCAGCTTCGGCAGTTATTACAATGTCAGTAACTCATGGTTATTCTGTAGGTCAACGTATAAAAATCGTTATGCCTGAAGAATACGACATGGTTGAGATCAATAATAAATATGTAACTGTAACAGCAGTAGATACAGCAAATAATACAATTACAGTTGATATTGATTCAACAGGATTTACAGCATTTGATTTTCCAGTTGATGCAGCACTTCCGTTTAGTCCAGCAATTACAGTACCTGATGGAAATGAAAACAAAATAGCTTATATCGAAACAACACCTTATACATGCAGTGATGAAGGCTATCTTGGAATTGTTCTTGATGGTGGAGTTCAGGCCCCAACGGGTTCTGCTGATGACATTATTTATTGGAAATCAGAAACATCTCTTAATAACACAGACGAAACCACATAATAGTTAGGGGGCATAAGCCCCCTATCTGCTTAAAATAAGGAAGTGATATGCCAGCAAAAATAGAATCTAAGAAAGCATTGGTTGATAATCCAGTATTATCAGAGGCTTCAGAATATGAAAGAGATCATGAAGATGTTCGTGGTAAATTTCATAATTATGAATCTCCTGGAAATAGTCTTAAGTTTAGATATAGAAAATGGAAACAAGACGATATTGAAGAGTGGGAGTTTAATGATGGAGAAATAAAAAGTATTCCATTAATGGTTGCCATTCATTTAAGACAGTCTGGTAAAGACAAGAAATATCAACATAAATTAAATTCAGAAGGTAAACAAGTTCAGCAAGAAGCTATTCCATTTAAAAGATACTCGTTTGAGTTCTTAGATTTTCTGCCTAAAGAAGCATATGAACATGAAGAATCATTGGTTGAAGTTAAACGTATAGGATAAAAAATGGCTGATTCATTATCAAGCCTTGAAAGAATAAAAAGAGAAGTAAGGTATTTATCAGAATGTCCTTCTGAAAATTTATTATCAAATTCTGAATTATTAAATTACATTAACAGTTTTATTTTATGTGATTTTGCGGCTGAATTTCAACTTGATGAACTTGAAACAACTTTTTCATTTTATACAGATCCAAATGTTGATACATATGACCTTTGCACTACAGATGTTACAAGTGATTTATATAATTTTAAGAATATATATTCACAAGTATATGACCCAGCTTATATTCAAGGTTATGGAGCTAATTTAATTAAATCTAAAGTACTTTTTAATGGTCTTTATATACCTATACCAGTTACTTATGAAGTTGGTTCAGGTAATGCAGTAAAGGTAAATTTTACAGGAACATTAGATAGTATTCCTGTTTTAAGGAATACTTTTAAGATTAATGCTTTAGATATAAATGATGATGGATTAGAAGCACATGATGATGGTGAAGGAAATTTAGCAGGAAATATTGTAGTTGGTGGAACAATTGATTATTTAACAGGAGTATTTGATTTAACGTTTACAACGGCTGTTAAAAATCTTGAGGAAATAACTGCATATTATGAAACATATTATTCTAGTAGACCTACAACGATTTTATATGCTAATAACAAACTTAAGTTTAGACCGGTACCTGATTTAATGTACAAAGTTGAATTATCAGTTACAAAACGACCTACAGAATTACTAGCAGATGATGATTGTCCTGAACTTACACAATGGTGGGAATATATTGCTCTTGGTTCTGCAATGAAAATACTTCAGAGAAATAACAGAATGGAAAAAAAGGACAGACTTCAAGCTGAATTTAAAAGGCAACAATCTCTTGTTAGATATAAAACTATAAGAAATAATTCTAATCCAGATAAAGATTTTGATATTAATGCATTACCTGCTAATAAAAGAGGTTTTTTTAACTGGTAGAAAGGTAAATTATGTTTACAGGAGTATTTTTAGTTGGTCTTATGTTCTTGATAATATTGTCATTATCACTTGTTTTTACAACAGAAGATATTGCAGGAATAAAAAAATACATAATTAGTAAATGGAGGAAATGATGGCGTATTATTCAAACATTCCAAATTTAGATAATGCTAAAAATTATGATGCACCATTAATTAAAGATAATTTTAATGAAATAAAAACTTCATGGGATATAAATCATCAACCTTTAGGTGGTGGTACAAGTGATGGTAAGCATAAACAAATAGATTTAACAGATCAGCATGCAAATATTCCAATAGTATCAGGTGTAAATGAAGTAACACTTTATGCAGATACAGGTGCATTATATTTATCTAAAGATACAGGCGATGCAATAGATTTTACTACAATAACTCCAACTACTGCAGTTAAAGGCTTTACAATACTACCGTCTGGTTTAAAGATGATTTGGGATACATTCACATTAATGACAGGTAGTTTAACATATACATCAACGTTTACAGGTGTAGATCTAACTACTTTATATAACCTTTCATATTCTGCATTTAATAATGGCGCTGAAGATTCAAGAGATGTTACGTTTACATATACAACTACTGGCGCCCCAATAACAGCTGTTAATTTCACAAGATCTTTGTCTGGGGCAGATGTTGAATTTAGTTATATGATTATAGGGGTCTAAAATGGCTAAGGATCGCTTTTTAATAGCTCCTTTTAAATCAGGTTTGCAAAATAACGTTAAACCATTTCTTTTACCAGAAGATGCATTTCAGCAAATGGATAATGTTTATATAAAGGATGGTGTAATAAAGAAGCGATCAAGTCTTGGATATACTGGATATGGAGCAACTAAAAAAAGGTTCGAACATTTAAATTCCAGATTAAAAATATTATTTAATAGATTAACTGTAGCTGGTGGAGTTGGTATTGGAATAACATCTGGTGCTGGTGGTGCTACAGGAACACTTCCTACTGGTAGATTTCGAATAGGGCAAAAATTTACTATTGGTATAGAGATTTTTATAATTACAGCATTAGGAACTCCAGCTGTTATGACGACTACAGGAGGAGCAACAACAAGAACAATTGATACAGATACAGGAGCATATGTTTTTGCAGGAGCAGCAATTGATACTCAGATTTATTTTTATCCTGATGGTAATTCAGGAGATATTGTTACTGATGCAACTGGACATGCAGAAGGTAGTGTCCCTGATTTAAATATTAAACCTGGTCAAATATTTACAATTGGTGATGAAATATTTACTATTCCTGAAACTGGAACTCCAGTTACTCTTTTGAGAACTGGTCCTAATGTAGATGCATGTACTTTTGATACAACAACAGGTGAATTTTATGTTGATAATGCTGCTAAAAATTCATCTATTTTATTTTATTCTTGTGAACCAGTTATGGGTTTATCTTTATTTGAAGCTTCTGACGTAAATGATCGTCAAGGTTTCGCATTTGATACAAGATATTCTTATAGATATAGTCCTGGAGGATATTGGATTGGTATAGATACAGAAACAAATTGGAATGGAGATAATACAAATTATTTTTATACTACTCAATATCGTGGAGCATTATCTAATACAACTAATTTAATAACATCAAATTTCAAATATATAGAAGGTCTCGCTGGAACATTTGATCCAATTAGATATTATTCTTTAACCTCTTCTACATGGACAGATTTTACACCTAAAACAGTAATAGTTTCTGGAACTCAAGAACATACTATTGCAACAGCTAAAATCATTGTACCATTTGTTAATTCATTATTATTTTTTGGAACAGTTGAACAATATGAAGATACAGGTGTTCCGAGTGTTACATTAACATATCATCCTAGTAGGTGTAGATGGTCCGGAATAGGAAATGCACTTGCACCGGCAACAGCTTTTCTTGAGCCTAATCAAACTGGTTGGAGTGGTGGAGGATATTCAGATGCAAATACACAAGAAGAGCTTATTTCTGTTAAACCATTAAAAGATAGGCTTGTAGTCTTTTTTGAAAGAAGTACATATGTATTGTTATATACACGAAATCCAATTGATCCATTTAGATGGGAAAAAATTAATACACAATATGGGTCAGATAAAACATATTCTTCTATTGCCTTTGATAGTAATGTTCTGGCAATTGGTCAACAGGGAATTATAGCCACTAATGGAAATAATGTTAATAAAATAGATAGTAAAATACCTAATTTTTCATTTGAGGTTTCAAAAGAACTTGAATCTTTGAACAGGGTACATGGAATTCGTGATTTATTTGATGAAATTGTGTACTGGAATTATATCCCACAAGAAGATACAGGTATAAATACATATCCATCAAAGTTATTAGTTTATAACTATGTAAATGATTCTTGGTCGAAATTCGATGAAACAATTACAGTTTTTGGTTATTTAGAACAAACAGATGCGGACATATGGAAATATGACTATCAAACATGGCGTGAAGATTCTTCAACATGGAATGATGGAATTAGAAGTAAAAATTCAAGAAGAACTATTTGTGGTAATCAAAAAGGATTTATTCATTATATTTATCCTGATTCTAATTTTAATGATGCTGCCTTATATGTAACTAATTTATCATGTAATGATGCTGTTGCAACTGATTCTGTTTTAATAGTTACGTCTGAGTCACATAATTTAAAATCTGGTGATTTTATAGAAATTAGTTCATGTAGTGGTGTTGTATTCGAAGAAGGTGTTTATAAGGTTAATGAAAGAATAGATGCAGATTCATTTAATATTATTTTAAGGCCCAAAATAGATGAAACATATTTTTCAGGTGAATATATAGGTGGTGGTTTAGTAGCAAGAGTGTCTCAGATAAAAATAAAGTCTAAAGAATGGAATCCATACTTAAAAAGTGGAAGTGGTGTAAATCTATCAGAGATAAATTTTTATGTTACTAAAGAAAAACTAGGCCAGTTAACAGTTGATTATTCTTTAAATTCTTCAAATATATCAATGCTAGAAGATGAGAAAAATCTTGGAATGAATCCTGGAGCTAATATTCTTGAATTAGGAGCATATGAGTTAGTACCATTTGAATCATCTCAAGAAAGAGTTTGGCATTCATTATATTTTGTTGGTTCTGGTAGTTTTATAAATATTTATATTACATTAACAGATGACCAAATGATTTCTTATAGTAAATCAGGGTTTGAACTTCATGGAATGTTGTTATTAACTGACAGAAATTACGGTGGTTTATAATGGATAACAATTTAATAATTAACAAGATGTCTATTGAAGAAGATAAAGATGTGTTGTTTAATAAAATTAATGAACTTATAGATATTGTAAATTTAAAAACAAATGGAATTTATTCTACTTTAGAATTTGATACTGGTAAGGTTTTGTTTGCTGATCCTAGTGTGAGTTCTGTTAATGATAAACCTGTACTTACAAGAAATATATTTTGTAAGTGCGTTAATATTGGTGGTTTAAAAAATGCAGGTACTAGTCAAGAACCCCACGGTATAGATGTTAATGCTAACTTAATATTTATAGATGTGTATGGATGTGCTACAAATCCAGGTGTCATGGGTATAAAATTACCGTATGCAAGTGCTACACTTATAAATAATGTTGAAATTTGGGCAGATGCAACAGATGTATATGTTAAGACAGCTAAGAATATGCTTGCTTATACTACGTGTTATGCATTTTTAGAATATATAAAAATTTAAGGAGATCTGATGGATGTAATGAGTTTATTGGGATTAGGCGGAAAACCAGGACAAAGTACATATCTTCCACGTGTTACAGCAGGTCAAAAAAACGTACAAGATCAAGTTCTTAATAGTGCATCTGGTCAATTAAATTCAGGACAATTTGATTTTACTCCAATTGAACAACAAGCACGTAAAAATTTCTCACAAAGTACAATACCAAGCATTACAAATATGTTTAATACATCTGGCGGAGAAGGATTAAGGAGTTCTTCATTTAGTGGTGCGATTGGAAGAGCTGGTTCTGACTTAGAAACTAATCTTGCAGGAATGAAATCTGATTATAACTTAAAGCAACAAGGATTAATTCAACAATTATTACAGATGGGAATGCAACCACAGTTTGATACTTATCATGAGCCAGAAGGAGAAGAAAGTGGGATTTTGGGAAATATAATGGGTTTAATAGGAAAAGATTTTGCTAGTGGTGGTAAAGGAACAACCGCAATTGCAGGATTACTAGGTGGTCCACATGGTGCAATGATTGCATCTACTCTTATTGGTTTAATGATGTCAAATCAGAAAAATACAAATAATGATAGGGGTATACAATGGCCATCATAGGAAATAGAAGAAAAGGAACTCTTGATAATTTATTTGGCGGAGCTGTACAACCTCTTAATCAAGCATTAGATATGTTGTTATCTGATAAAGTTAAATCTATGCAGGAAGATAGAGCTTCTCAAATACAGGAAGCTAATAAAGAAAAATATTATAATGATTTAGTGTCTTCTGGGATTAGTCCACAACTTGCAGGTATTTTAAGAAATGCTAGCGAGAGAGAAAGAATAGCTGCATTACAAAGTCCAATATTACCAGTTGGTAATCAAAATCAACAACAAGTACAACCGCAAGGCCAACCAGGTCAGCTAGGAGCATTAGGTCAATTAGAACAAGGACAAGGACAAGATCCAGGACAAGAACAAGGACAAGATCCAGGACAAGAACAAGGACAAGATCCAGGTATGGTAGGCAATCTTTTAGGACAACAAGATCAAGGACAACAACAACAACCTGGATATGCAGATATAATTACAGCGGGGTTAAACAATTCACCACTTTTAAGACAGAATTCTGAATTAGCTGAGAAGAAATTTGAATTTCAAAAACAGCAAAAACAAGAAGATATAAAATTAAAAAAAGAACAAGACGTACAAAAATCTTTTCAAGCTGTAAAAGCAGATATAGATGCAGCAGAAAAAACAATTATAAGGTCTAAAAATAAAGCTAAAAATGCTAAAGAATTAATGCATGGTATTAAAAAAAATGATGTTATTACTGGAAGAACTAAAGCAATAATAGATGATCTTGGTTTAAGTAAATATATAACAACAAAGGGAACACAATTAGCTGAAAAATCTTCATCAAGGATTTTAACTGATTATATTGAAGAAGCTTCTGGAACAGGAAGTAAACTAATTAAGGGTGTTTTAGACGCATACAAAAATATAACACCAAGATTATATTTACAAAAAGATATCGTACATCTTTTAGCTAGTGGTAATTTTTATAATGCTAAAAAAGAAATTGCTACTGCCAAATCAGAAGTTGATGTAGTTGAAAAATATCAAAGATTAGGAATAGCTCTTCCTGCTACTTGGAAAAAAGAAGCTAGACTTTTAGCTAAACCAAAACTAAAATTTCTTGATAATCAATATGGAATGGTTGCTGGTAAAGTGTTTGGTAAAGATACATATAAACATATGTATAAAGAAAATAAATTATTTAGAAATAAAATTAAAGATGGAACAATAAAAGATAAAGCTTATATACCTGCAGATTTAGGTGGATATTATAAGTATGATAAAAAAAATAAATCACTTACATATTTATTGCACAAACCTGAATAATTTTTAAGGGTTAGAAAATGTTAGATTTAGATAATATATATTATGCAAAAAAAGATAAACCTGAAGAATTAGTTTTAGGCACTGATGATAAAGATAATACATCTAATGAATATTATGATGATGAAGGAGTTTTAGGGTCATTATTAAGAAATACGGTTGTAACTGCTGGCAAAGGTATAAAAAAAGCATTAGATATTCCTAAGAATATTAAAGATACATTAGACTATGGTAAGGAATTAACAAAAAAGATTCCTGGAGTAGGTGCTCTTTCTGATTTTTTAGAAAAGGGTGAAGATAAAAGTACTCAAGAAAATATTGATAAATTTATAGATACTGCATCAGGTACTAGTCTTGAAAAAGTTACACGACCTTTAAGAGAAAAGGTTTTCCCTAAAGGATATGAAGAACCACAATCAGAACGTGAAGAATTCTGGCAAAATACTCTTAGTTCAGCTGTTGGAGATATTCCATATCATTATTCCGGTGCATCAGCAGCACAAAAAGGAGCTGGATTAGCTCAAAAAGTTTTTAAACCTTTATTTAAGGCTGCTGCAAGTTCATCTGCATTTAATGTAACTAAAGATGTAAGCGAAGACTTGGGAGCGCCTCCTCTTTTATCAAATTTATTTGGAATTGTTGCATCTGCAGGAGTTAACGGATTTAACAAATTGCTTAAAAAGGGTGCTTCTTTAAGTAATAAAAGTTTAAACATTTTTGAATCTGAAATGTATAATAAAGCAACAGCAGAAGCTCCTAAAAAGCTTAAATTAAACTTGCCTGAAAATTTCACTAAAGATTTAATTAAAACTAAAGATGATTTAATGTTTGAATATTCAGGTAAACCTGCAATAAAGAATGTTATTAAAGAACAATTTGATCAGGTTATTAAACGAGTTAGTAAACATAAAGAATTAATTCCAGTTAGTGAACTTTCTCCATATGAATTATTTAATAAAGAGAATCTTAAAAACTTAAATGTAAAAAAAATTGGAAATGAATCTTTTATACAACGACCAATGAAAAATGCTGTAAATATAGAAGATTTACAGCTTTCAAGAAAAGTTTTTAATAAAACTATTAATACATATAAAGGTAATCCTGAATATGGTTCTTTAATAAATAAATATGAGAATGTTAATAAAGTTATTAGAGGTAAGTTAGATAATTATGCAATAACTAATCCTGAATATGGAAAATATTATAATTCTGCTAAAAATTTAACAGACGTTACAAATACTCAAAGTTATTTAAGTGAATTTTTAAGTAAGAGTAAGTTTATTAATAAATATATTGATAAAACTCCATTGGGATTTTTAAAAAAACTATCGGGAGTAGCTGAACCTGGTTTACTTGCAACTTTAGGTTATACAAAAGCTGGTATACCTGGAGCAATAGGCGGAGCTGAAATTGGTAAGGGTATAAATAAAGCACAAGTTATTTTTAGGCAAATATTAAAAAGTCCAATAGTACGGGCAAGAGCAGCAGATGTTTTTAAAGAAGCAGCTAAACAGAGTCCAAAAGGATTAACATCTGCATTAACTAAATTTGATAAGACATATAAAGAAGTTGAGGATTCAACGCTTATTTTGTAAACTTTGTTCCTTAATATATTCTTTTTCAACATATGAAATAAGTACTTTAGTTATTAATCTGGACATACTTATGTGTTTAGTTGCAGCTATTGTTTTTAAACTTGTATGTATATCTATTGGTATTTCCATAAAAAATCCCCTCTTCTTTCCGAATAAACTTATGTAATCCATAACGCTCTCCAATTCTATATAAATATATAAATTTATAACAAATAGTTTGTTTAATATTAATAAACAAATCTATATTAAATTAGTTGTAAATTATTATTTTGGAGTAAGGAGTCAAAATGGCAAAAACTTATGCAAGTGGACTTAAGTATAAAAAATATTTCCCCAGACTTTTTGGAGATCTTCAACAAGCACCTATTGTTCAACCTAGGGCACCTAAAACAACGGACTTTGCTGTCCCTGGCAGAGATTGGATTGATACAGTAGGAAATGATGCATATAAATTAATTAAAATTTCAGGCAATATTGCAACATGGGTATGTACGGCGGGTGGAGCAATTGCACCAACATCTATGACAGTTACTCCAGGTGATGTAACAATTACCACTGGAGATTTATTTGTAAGTACAGGAATAGCTACAATAAATTCAACTTTAACTGGTGGTAGTATTGTTTCAGGATCAACAATAGCATCTACTACTACAATTACAGCTGGAACTGGATTAACTGTTACTACTGGTAATTGTACTATAAGTGCTTTAACAACTGCTGGTATTCTTTCAAATACCGCTGCCGGAGTTATTCAGTCAAGTGCTGGAGCAGCTGGTTATGTTTTAATTGGAACATCTGCAACTACAATTCCTACTTGGGGAGCGTTGACCGATGGAACAAATATTAATATTACAGAAGCATCTGGTGGGATTACAATAGCTTTAACTAATGATGTTGCTATTTCAGGTTCATTATCTATTGCTACCGATCTTGATCTTATAAATTCTGATGCAGCTGCAACAGCATTTGATCTTGGTCTATATAAAAATCGTGCATCAGCAGCAATTGTATCTGGAGATGCATTAGGGTCATTTAGTTATTATGGTCATGATGGGACCGCTTATCTACAAACTTCATATATTTCTTCAACTTCATCAGGAGCAATAGCCTTAAATCAAATTGCATCAGATCTTAAATTTTATACACATAGAGCAACAACTGATGTCAGTCAGCTTCGTATGACTATTGATCCAGATGGCGGTGTTACAATAGCTGCAGCTGATGCAGGTGTAACATTGACTTTATCAGGTGGTGGTATAGATGTTACTGGAAATGCTGATATTGAAGGTAATGTTAATTTAACAAATGTTGCAGTATCTACGGCAGCTTCAGAACTTGCAATGTATAAAAATCGTGCTGGAGCCACACTTGTAACTGGTGATGCATTAGGTTCTTTAACCTTTTATGGATTTGAAGGAACTGGCAACATCGCAACTTCATATATTTCAAGTACCTCTTCAGGCACAATTGCATTGAATTCTATCGCATCAGATCTTAAATTTTATACTCACAGAGACTCGACTGATGTTAGCCAACTGAGACTTACAATTGATCCAGATGGTGGAATCACCATGGCAGAAGCTGACGCTGGTAATACTCTTGAAATTACTGGTGGTGTTAAAGCTGTTGGTGAAATTATGGCTGAATCAATTTCTGCAGATGCTACAGGAGCACGTATAAGTATTCAAAAGAGCAGAACTGGCGGAGCCATTACATCCGGAGACGATTTGGGGTCCCTACATTTCTGGGGCGATGATGGTACATCTTATATTTCTGGAGCGTACATAAAATCAGATACCTCAGGGACAATAGCGACTGACAGAATTCCTGCAAATCTAGAATTCTATACCAGTGCAGATGATACTGCAGCTGCCGTTCTTCGTATGACAATTGATTCTGATGGTGGAGTTAATATGGCCGCAGCTGATGCTGGAGTTACATTAACTATTGCTGGTGGCGGTATTAGTTCAACAGGCGGAATTACTGAGGCTACAGAAGATATTACTGTATCAACTGCAACTAAAGGTATTGTATTACCAGGCGGTCTTAAGATCATTACTGGTGCAGGTTCACCTCATGGTACAATTACAGCTCCAATTGGATCATTGTATTTAAATACAACTGGATCAGGCGTTGCAGACAGACTTTGGGTGAATACTGACAATGGCACTTCGTGGACAAATTTCACTTCAGCAGCTTAATTTTATTAATTAGAGGGTCTTTATGGCCCTCTTTAATTTTCACTATGCTTCACAGATAGGGTGTTGCTAATGGTTTTTTTAAAAAAATAGTTGTTTGTGATTACATACCATATAATTATGGTCAAGTAGTATGTTTTATTATTTTTTTACCTAAGAGGATGACCTATGGAAGAGAAAATAACTCCAGAAGTACAAGCAAATCAACCAGTAGATGTAAAGGCTGAAGAAGTTAAGGATGAATCTGGAAAAATTAATACTTTGTTGCAAGCTAATTTGCACTATACAACAGTTATTAATAATCAAATTTATACTTTTATAACTCCATATAATTTTGATATTGTTGCAGCTAAACAAGCGGCATATTCATTTTTAGGGCAACTTGATTTAATAAAAGATCACAATGAAAAGAAATTAAAAGAAAAAGAAGAAGATACGAAATCAGAAGAAAAAGTTGCTTAGATAAAAGAATAATAAATGGGGGGTATTTTGCCCCCCATTAATAGGAGAAAAAAAATGGGAAAACAAGTTAAACCACTGCCATTATATGAATTCGATGCTACAACATTAACTGTTAATTATCAGGAAATAAATGGAGTACCTTATGATTATCCTGTTAATTATTTGAAAATAATAAACAATTCCAAGCTTCCTGTATGGATTAGTTATGATGGCACAAATGATTGTGATTTTGTGAGAGTAGATAGTGATTCAATTTTAGATTTAATTAAAGAATCAAGATCAAATCAATTAGCATTACCAAAATATCTAACAGTTTATATCAAATCTACTGCCGTTAGTGTCGGACAGATAGTTATGGTTGCATATACTATTGATTATTAAAATTTTAGAGGAGAAGGAGCAAGGGTGTCGTTATCTAATAGTGGATGGTTTGAACCTTTAAGAAGTGTAGATTATACTGTAATTACCGATACATTTAAAGTTTTAGGTTCAAAATTTTCTTATCCAATTAATTATATGGATATTACAAATCTTACTGACAAAGTAATAGAAATCGGAATTGCAAATCCTGCATCAACAGCAATTCAAATCAAAACTTTAGCATACAATGCCACATGGGTATTTGATATTTCAAGTAATAAGACAAATGGTAAAGAAGGATCATTGTCTAAAGGAACACAATTATATCTAAGATATAGAGGTCTTGTTGCACCTACAACAGGTACCGTTGATGTAACAACCTTTTATACAATAGATTAGGAGTATGTAATGTCTCAAATAATACAATTTAGATCATTAAATGCTCCGGTAGAAACATTAACTGGAAATGATGCTGTAGCTGTTTCTCCAATTTTAGCAAATATAAATTTTTTAGGTGATGGAGTTATTGTTACAGTAACTGGAGATATCGTAACTGGAACAATGTTAATAAATACTCCTGGTCTTGCTGATAAATATATTACTGATGCAGGTACGGCAGTTCCTCTTTTAGGCGAATTAAATGTAATTGGTGGAGCAAATATTAATACTGAGCTTCTTGCTCCAGCTACTAATACAATAGCTATTAATCTTGATGATGATGTATCTATTCTTGGAAGTTTTGATTGTGTTGATGATATTACATCAAGTACTGGAAATTTAATTATAAGC